GGTGCTACGTCAGGTGCTTCTGGCAACGCTGGAACAGCTGGTTACAAGTGGGGCGCAGGCGCAAACATCGATGGAGCGCGTGCTCTGTTCTGTGGCGCTCAAGCTCTTGCTCTGGCCGACATTGGCTTGCCTGAGATGGTCGAAGATACATTCGACTATGGCAACCAGTCTGGTATTTCCGTAGGTAAGATTTTCGGAATGCGTAAACCTAAGTACAACTCTGACATCTCAGGGTCTGTACAAGATTTCGGGGTTATTTGTCTCGATACAGCGCAGTAAGTAGTACTCCCTCCCCCTCTTCGGAGGGGGGTTTTTTACCCTAAAGGAACAAATCATGAAGATCGTAAGTACAGAGTCATTACGAGTGACGACTTTAAGTGGTGGAGCAATTGTCTTCGAGGCTGGTGTCCCAATAACTGTTGGGGATGAGGTTGGCTTAGTAGCAATTCAAATGGGTGCAAAGGAAGTTAGAGAAGGTGAAGCGAAAAGCGAGCCTGAAGAAGTCGTCGTAGAGACGAGTGAAGAACCTAGCGACGACCTTGTCTCAGTCCTCGAAAAAATGATGGATGAAGGCGAGCCTGATAATTTTAAAGCTGATGGCTCTCCCAAAGCCGCAGCTGTAAACAAAGCGATGGGTAAATCAATTGACTCAGATGCGCGTGACGCAGCGTGGGAAGCCGTTCTTAATTCGTAGGTAAAGTATGACAGTTACCGTTCAGAGCGTTATAGATAGAACGCAAACCGTGCTTCAAGACACAACCGGCGTTCGATGGCCGGTTGTAGCTGAGTTAGTACTTTGGGTGAATGACGCGCAGCGTGAGATTGCGTTAATTAAACCCGACGCTACCGCCGTCAACACAACAGTTACTTTAGTCACAGGTACTAAGCAAGGGATACCCGCGACGGGTAATCGTTTGTTAAACGTCGTTCGAAATATGTCAGCCGCAAGTAACGGTACAGGAAAACGGTCGGTTCGGTTGGTAGATCGATCTGTATTAGATGCCCAAACGCCTGACTGGCACGACCCAGCAGTTGCTGGTGGAGCTACACACACAACTGGCGTAAAACACTTTGTTTACGATGAGACAAACCCAAGAAACTACTATGTGTACCCAGGTATTGCGGGTAATGCGTACTTAGAGATCATTTACTCTGCTAATCCTACTACCGTTGCTCAGTCCGATAATCTTTCTATCCCCGATATCTTTGCGAATGCAGTTATGAACTACGTTTTGTATATGGCTTACATGAAGGACGCGGAGTACGCGAGTAATGCTCAACGCGCGTCCAGCCATTTTCAGTTGTTCGTAACTTCAGTCACAGGCAAAGCCCAAGTTGACACAATAATTAACCCGAATGCCGCAAGCGGCACAAGGATGGCGGTGTAGAATGGCGGTTGCTTACGAGACACTCCTCCCAGATATTCTACCTGTAGTAGCAGGTTGTACTGATACGCTTGTTGAAGACACAATCAGAGCGGCGGTTATTGAGTTTTGTGAAAGAACAGGTGCCTACCAAGCTGAGTTAGACCCAATAACAACCGTTTCCTCAATTTATGAATACGATCTAGAGCCACCAACAGGCACAAAAGTCCATAAAATTATGGGAGCCGTGTTTGAGGGTGACGATCTTGAACCTGTGTCTTCAAATGTCCTTGAGCAGCGTAAACCAAACTGGCGAAATGCCGCTCAATTTGGTCAACCCGAATACTATATTCAACAAAGCGCGAGTCTATTTTGGCTTGTGCCTGTCCCAAATACGCTGTCGGTAAATAGCACTATTATCCGCGCGCAGTTAAAGCCTACTTATTCATCTACTACATGCGATGAAAAAATAATGGACGAGTACCGTGACACTATCGTGAACGGCGCTTTGTTCAGATTACTCAGAATGCCAGGAAAGGACTGGTCTGATCTGCAAGGCGCGCAGCTTTACAGCAATCTATTCGAAGCAGTTGTCATAACTGCTGAACGGAGAGCACGGCACGCTGACGAAGGCGTAGCTAGAAGAGTGGTTTATAAAGGAGTCGGCAGGTTTGGATCAGGAAGACGAAATCGGTACGGAAGAGAAAGGGGGTGATCCTATCGGCAACCCCACCTGTTTTAAAGGTGAGGTGAAGAATCGTTTTTCTGTAAGAGAAGCGATAACTGCTGATTTTCCAGCAGTGTTAATGGGCGCGAATGCCATGTGGAGTGAGTCTGTTTACTCTCATATGGACTTCGATGAAACCAAGCTGATTGAGAGATTTTATGAATATACGAATTCACAAGATAACCGGCTGTTTTTATTAGAGCAGGAAACCATCCCTGTCGGCGGGTTGTTCGCCTCAATCGGACCAACATTTTTTGGTCATGAACTTGCTGTTTTTGAAGAGACTTGTTTTGTTTTACCTGAAGCAAGAGCGCGGGGCGGGTTCAGTATCTTGTTAGATGCGCTTGAGCGATGGGCAGTTGAGGAGGGGGCAAAAGCAATTGTCTTCGATATAACTAGCCGAGTAAAAACTGAACGAACCGAAAGTAAATTAGAGGCCAGAGGGTATGAGTATGCTGGCGCGACATTAGTAAGGAGAATTTAATATGGGTTGCGGTGGACCAAAAAAATCAGAATATAAAGCCTCTGCAGCAGAAAAAGCTTCTGCAGCGGTTGCGATGGCTGAGCACAAGTACTTTAAAGAAAAATACGACCCCCTTCTCCAAAAAGAGCGGGATGCTTCACTGAAAGATGACTCCGCGCGAATACTAAAAGGTAGAGCCAACGCTGACACTATGCAGACTCTTGCAGGCAGCGCTAATTATGACCGCGCCGCGCAAGGCTCCTCTGGTGGAGATGAAGCGCAGGCTTACCAAGCGCAGCTAGGTCAAGCCGCAACGATGGGCCTAGATATTAAAAACAAACGACAACTAGCCGTCCTTGGAACTGCGAGAGGTCAGCAAGCTGATGCAAGTGGGTTTATGTCTTCAGCGGCGAATATGGGTGCATCAAGAGTCCTTACAAAAGCGGCGGCAAAACAAACTGTGCGCTCAGCAAAGACAAAAGCGCTTGGCGAGATTGGAACCTCATTAATAATGCAGGGAGCGAAAAATAAGAGTTCTAAGCGCGCAATAACTAATAAGGACGCTGATGGCAATCAGGTGCCACAGATGGACGCTGGTGGCAATCCGATGTATGAGCGCGGTTCTTTTTTTACTCCGATGAGCAGTTCTGGCTCCGTAACAGGTTTTGGTAACCGGCTGAATCATTCTGGTTACATGAATACTGATCCGTGGGGTAGGTAATGAGCGCGCTGCCAACACTAACGGAAGAACAAAAGGCATTGGTTGCAAAAAGCTATGGCGGGGGTGGAAATGCAGGTGCCCTACCAAATGTAGCTGACCCAGATGCAGCCTTTGCAGAAATAACCCGTAATGAGTATTTGGATTACGTTAAGAACTATCGTGGCTTTGAAGACGGCTTAATAGATAAGGCCCAAAACGATACGTCACTGATTGACGATGCAAAGGAAAACGCATCAAACGCATCAGGTCTTATGGCAGGTGTAGCTAACCGAAACGCAAGCCGTTACGGCGTTAACCTCACTCCGGCTCAGCAGCAAGAGCAGCAGCGCGGGCTTGATCGTGCTAACTCCCTTGGCTATTCCCAATCGTTAAACGATGCTCGAATTAACCAAAAAAAGATTAACCAAGAAACCATAGCTGACCTTATCAACATAGGGCAAGGCGTAAACCGCTCGTCTCTTGGTCAGATGGAAAACGCAGCAAGCAGCGCAACCCAACGAAAGAACGCTTACGACTCAGCAAGAGCTGCTTCAAAAGCCCAAACTTATAGCACTATTGGAGGTCTTGCCTCCGCTGCTATTTTTGCATTCGCATTTTAGGTAGAAAGATATGTCACTTTTAGATGGTGGAATGCTCGCATTAAAGTCGGGTCAGCAGCACTTTGCTAATCAGTACGATAGGAACCGCCAAGAAGCTACCCTTCAAATAGCCCGTGAGCAGCAAGATAACGCTAACGCGGAAGCACAGCGCCTAGCAAGGAAAGATGAAGCAACGCAAACTGTCGGCGCTATCAATAGTCACTTTGGCAAGATGGGCGCGCAGTGGAATAAAACTGATGCCACTAAGCTTTTAGCCGAGAAACCAGAGCTGGTGCTGAGTATGTTGAATGACGCACCTAGTAAAAAATACAGGGAGTTTATTAACGAGGAAGGGAATTCTGTCGGCGCGCAAATAGTAAAGATGATAGAAAACGACGACAAATCCTACACTCCAATGGTTAGGCGCAATGATACAGGGGCGATAGTCCCTATGACCGAGGGTCGGAGCGCGGAAAATACGCCGGTTGTAAAATTAACTAAGGGCAATTTTGAGAACATTGTTAACTCGCGTTATCAAGCAGCTATTGTAGATGGAGGGCTAGAAAACACAGGGTCTTTTCTAGCTACTGCTGAAGGCATTGTAGCTAACGCCGCGAAACAGGAGAGCTTAGTACTTGCCGCAGAAGAACTTAAAGACCCAGATGAGCGCGCGCAGTTTTACGCGGTCTTGAATGACATTGACATAGAAGACCCTGGTGCTACAGAGGAACTGCTAAAGGTTTATCAATCTCTGGGGGGTGATCCCGAAGCATTAAGAACAGCAGGTCAGGAAAAAGCTGACGCGCTTTTTGCAAAACAACAAGAAGAAGCTGGAGAAAACACAGCTAAAACCCCAGCTGGACGATTTCTTGCTGGAGGTGATACGCAACAGAGGAAAGGCGCGTTAGGTAAGAATGAAAGAGAGTTAATGAATCTATACGGGCTGGCTGACCGAAGTGATTTTGGGTTAGTTGAGAAGATAAGAGATGCGATAGATGAAAAGGGAGTCAGCGGGTTAGGAGGGAAATCTGGTTACTTTAAAGAACAGACTGACGAGTCTCTCGCTGCCAATACCGCAGCAGAAGACTTCTACGCGGATAAGGCCAACATGGGTTTTGTTGCTAAAGCACTAAACCGTAACCCCGAATTACTTGAAGAGTTTAACTCTTTAGGCCCAGCAGAGTTTCTAAACAAATATAAAAAAGACGGCGGAATCGAGTTTCCAGAAATGGACCCAAACAACGTGGGCATGTTTGCGAATTCGAAAAAGCTTGTACCTCCAGCTCCTTTTGAATTGACCGCAGACAACCTAAAAACTGCGATTATTGACGGGACTTCTAGTCCAACCGCAGACCAAGCTGATGCGATAGCGGGGTATCTCAAAGACAACGGGATAGATAATGATGCAGACTTAGCAGAGGCAATCAGGTTAAAAAAAGTAAATAAAAAAGAAGGCTTGATGCTCGCGTGGGTTATGGGCGCAACTGCCGAAGGCGATACGAACGTAAAGTCTCAAATTGCACAAAAGATAACTAACCTTGTTGAGCGTGGTGATCAGGATGTAGGCACGCTTGAACAAGCGCAGTTGGAATCCGCTGTTGTACAAGGTCAAGCTGCTTCGCTGACCGCCAGAGCAAAATACGATGAGGTTCAGTTTAAGCTTAGAAAATATGATCAAGAAGCCGTAGCTGATATACAGCTATTAGGGAATACGGCTTTAGATTCTGTCTATAAAAAGCTTGGCTTGATGGACGCGGAGGGCGAGTTTACTGATGATGAGTTTGATGGCGACGAAGATGATGCAAAGTACATATCACAAGCCATTACCAAATTTATACCGCGCTTAAAGCAGGCGAAAGGGCCAGTCTCTGCTGCCGCAGGGATGCAGTACTTAAATCCAATGTTGAGTTTGTATCTTCAGTCTCAGGCAAATGCTGACAAAGCTGGCATCTTCGGCGTGGAAACCTATAAAGATTTCTTCCGTTTAAACCCAGATGGCACAACTGACTTTGACTTGGCGAACGTGCGTGTTGCAAAAGTCAAAGATGGTAAGCCGGTAAGCATAGCTTATGTGGATCAAGAAGGCGTTAGAAGTCAGGCTGTCGATATTGCAGCCATACAAAAAGACTCAAAGGCAGTGGCTCGATTACTAGTCCTAGCAGCAACAACGAATGGTCAAGAATCAGAATATAAAGACAAGGGAAGCTAAGTGCAGAATTACGCAGCTACCCTCAAAGATGCTTTGCTCTTTAGAGAATCATCTGGCGACTATAGCAAAGTTAATGACATAGGTTATGCGGGGGGGTTTCAGTTCGGCGCGCAAGCGTTAGAGACGATAGGCTATCTAAAAAAAGGTTCTTCAGGCGCTGGCAATAGCGCATTAGATGATCCTAGCAACTGGACGGGGAAAGGCGGCGTTTCAAGCAAAGAAGAATTCTTAGCTAACAAGCGAGTGCAGGATACAGCCTTTCAAGAGAACACAGATTTTAATCTTCGGGTTTTAAAAAATAAAGGCACAGTTACCGACGACACTTCGCCGCAAGATGTTCTTGGATATTTGGCAGCGTCTCATGTACTAGGTGCGACTAAAGCTTCAAAAGATTTAGCGGCTACTGACGCTTATGGTACTTCGGGTCAAGAGTATTTTGATTTAGGAGTAGCAGCATTTTCTGGAGCAGGAGGCGTTAGTTTTGCTAGTGCAGGAAGCTCAGATAACGTAGACAGTTTCTTAGCAACCGTACAAGACATACCCCAGAAGCCAACTCCTGCTGCCTTGCCTGCTGAGCAGGATTCTGTACAAGCGTTTTTTGGGCGTAGTACTGCCCCTTCAACTGAAGTAGCAGTTTCAAATGCCGCTTTTTCGATGGGTTCTACAAACACAGCTGTTGGTAATGCTGCTTACGCAATGGGCGCACAAGCCCCTATTTCGGGTGAGATGGTTGCAAGCGGAACAGTACCAGCTATTGGCACGCCCCCTCCCGCAGATTTAGTCGAAACCTTTAGGCGCAGCGCTACCTCTGGGATGGAAAGTCTTGACGCGGATTTGAATTATTTCAGCGCGGCAATAGACTCGTTGCAGGGCGATGAGCAAGGCGTAGCAGACTCAATAGAAAACGCGCGCATACAAGAAGAGTTTGCGGCTATACCTATGCAGGGTATAGAGCGGTTCAGCGATTTTTGGGACGAAAAAACAGTTGGTGGTTTTTTTGAGCAAGTAGCGTCAGGTACGGGGCAGATTGCGCCCAGTGCAGCAAGCTCAATTGTTGGAGCGGGCGTTGGTGCTATAGCGATGAATGTGGGAAGGGTCGCGCTAGGACAAGTTGGAAAACAGACGGCAAAGAATCTTATAAAAGACAGCGTAGATGCTGTAGCAAAAGGAACTGCTACAGCTGAGCAAAGAGCGCTTGCCCAAGGAGCTTATGAGGCTGCACGCGAAGCTCGAATAGTAGCAATGAAAACGGGTGCTCTTGGGGGCGCGTTTACTTCAGAGTTCTTACCATTATCAGGATCAAATGTTCATGAATCACAAAAGTCAGGCCGTGAGCTAACGCCCGAAGAATCGATTAGGGCGCTCACCGTTGCGCTGCCTCAAGCAGCAGTTGGTGTTTTTGGCGAGTACGGAATGGTCGCCTTATTAGCAAGACAGGCAGCAGCTAAATCTGTTGGCCCTAGTTCTGTCATGGGTAGGCTTGCTTCTTCTTTAGGAAAAGGCTTCGCAAGATCGGGCGCAATAGAAGGTACAGCTGAGCTTATCCAAGAAGAAATAGCTATACGAAATCGTATGGATATGGATGACTCCTTCACAGATGCAGACGCTAACATGCGGCGGCTTAATGCTGGGTTTGTCGGTTTTTTTGGAGGGGGTTCTCTGGGTGGCGCGGGTTCTTTAGGAATTCAAGCCATAAAAGAAAGCCCTGGAATAGTCCAGAAAACGACAGAGATGGTAGATACCATCAAAGGTTTTATCACCCGCGCGGAATCAGATTCCAATATTGGGGGTGTCGAAGGAGATCAAACAACTACTGAATCTGAGCAGGATGTTAGTGCTCAACTCAAAGCAATGGTTGACGATACTAGTGCAAAGGAAGCCGTGTGGATTAGCGGGACAACGCCAGATAACCGATTTAAGTTTTTAACTGGCCCAGACAAAATCGCTAGATTTAAGATAGATGGGGAAGAAGTTTATGCGGCCTTCGTTGAAGGGCGTGGAACGATTGTATCAACAGACTATGACGTTGTAAGTAACGTAATCAAAGGGCAAGCATCCGACTCTGTGCTGGCCGCAGCTTTAGGTTACAGCAGCGTGAAGACTGCTGCAGACTCACAAGTTGTACGAGTGTTAGATAGCGACAACGCTATTGTGTCTGAGGAGACAACTACCCCCGAAGGGTTAGTTGCTGCCCAAGAAGCTGCAAGAGCACTAACACCTGAAGGTGGCAGGCAAGAAACACTTCCGATTGATGAAGCCCTTGCAGATAGGGCAAAACGCGCAGGCCCAGAAATACAATTCTACGGCGACGATGTTGAGAATAGTAACGAGGAGGTCGGGAATTCAGAGTTTGAAGGCGAAACTAGGACTCACACGTTTACGAAAAATGGAGAGCAGCAGTCTGCATATCAGCCAGTAGAGGGTAATAATGACTTCAAAGGCATTGACGAAGCACGCGCAGCCTACGCGACAATGGTGCTTAGTACTCTAGGCGAAGAAGTCGATTGGTCTAACCCTATTCTTGCAAGTATTTCAAAGACCACGCTTGAGACAGCAGTAAAGTTACAAGACTCTAACCCAGATGAAGTTGTAACTATAGAAGCAAACGAAGATTTAACTTTCCGTATAGACATACAGTCCACTCCTGATACAGAGAAAATAAGAGTTAGGGATGGGAAAGGCAAAGAAGAGCTTCTTTCGGTAGAAGACTTCATCAAAAGAACCATAAGTAAGGCTTCAAATAGCCTTCCTAAATTCAGGACATTTGATATAACAACGCCTGAAGGAAAAACAATTTCAATAAATCCTGTAGATTTAACTAACGCAGGTCGTCGAATATCAGAAGCACTTACAGGTACTTTTACAGGGGGTGGCTCAACTCAGTCTTCGAGGGCAGGATTGTTAGCAATGCTAACTGAGTTGCAGTTGCGTGACTACGAAGTCAGCGTAAAAGGCGTTCCAATAAATGATATTTTAAACAACCTCGAAAACCCCCGTAGCACGCTAGACAAAAACATTGCCAATATTGTCGTAGGGTTTGGCGAAGCTAATAAGCCCCTATCGTTAAGCTTCTTATTAAAACCATATGTGCCAGGACCAATAAAAGAATCAAAGCTGACAGAAGTAGAAAATGAAGACGGCACTACTAGCTTGCTTCCTGAAGACCTTGCGCGGGAAGAAGAGCGACAAAACGCAGACGTACTAAACCCTGATGAGATCGCGGCAAACAATTTAAAAACAACTGATGGCATACCGCTCACTAGTCTTGATAGAGAAGGCGGGACCGATCCGCGTCAAACCACTGGCCGAGGCAGCGCAGCGCAGACAGGCCCAGCGGTAAAAGATAAGTCATCCCCAACTGATCATACGCGCCTTGATATAGCTTCAAGTGTTACGTTCCCGTTCGGTGAAGTTAACGCAATGGTATCTAGCATCGTTCGACGAACTGCAAAGCTTCTAAAATTTAAAAACCCAATTGCATTAGTCAGCATGAAAGGTTTTCTAGCTAAAACTCGTGCCAATCTTAAAGGATATATAGCTAAACCAACGTCTCGTGAAGGACGCATAGCTATCAAAGTTCTAATGGGGGATAAAGATACAAAGCCCTTAGACTTATCTAACATAAAAAAAGTAGGTGATTTTTACATTCAACTGTACAAAGACGGGTTAATAAAAAAGCCGTTGCTAGCAGAATTTGAAAGCATAACTCTTGTTGAAGATTCAGGCTGGTCAGTTGGGTCGAGTATTGTAGCGCGCGCCGGTTACGAAGCTGTACTAGCGTTTACTCCATCAACTTTTTTAGCAAAAGACTTATCGCAGAAAATGCTTTCAAAGCAGAAGCAGGCGGGCTTCCACGTTAAGTATAACGGCGGAACGGTTATTATGGTAAACGACACCATGATAAAAAATGAGGCAGCGCTAAGTATAGTCGTAGGGCATGAATTAGGGCACGCTTTATTTAAAGAAGAAATAGACGGGCTTATAGCAAACAAGCCGTTGTACAGCAGGCTAACAGCGGCGTTTGAAAAAGACATGTCAGCGGCGCGGGCGGCAGGCGAACCTGTAGCACATTGGGAAAACGTCGGGTTTGAAGAATGGTATGCAGATCAAATCGCCGCATTGGTAAAAAGAGACGCAATTAATGCATATGCGAGTGGCCCGAAAAACTTTGTTGAAAGCCATTTTCTAAGAGTCGTAAAGCGGTTTAGGAAGTTATACGAACAGCTTAAAAGAAGTCAGAATAAATTAGCAAAAAGTATAGTCCAACGAACCAAAAACGTAGACCCGACTTTCCTTCAATACATACGGGAGGTTACTAAGGCCCGAAGGAATAATAAAGAGGTAGTCACTGCACCAATTTATAACGAAGCGGGTGAGATAATTGGTTATGGTTCTGCGTTTAACTCAATACGTGCAGATGGAACTTCAGAAACGCCCGAAGGCGCAATTACACACCCCCAGCCCACCGAAGCCCCTCACGAACAAAAAGCGACAGTAACAGCGATAAGAGAAGCTAATCAAAACGCGGGCCACACTATCATCACGCCTGACGGCAGAGCAGTTCCATTGACCAAAGCATCACTTGTCGCGATGGTTAAAAAATGGAGCGAGGGCTTTTCAGAGAGAAATCCTAATGCTTTAAAGATAACTGGCTTGTTGCTAACAGCGGATTCGACTCTGCGTTGGGCTGCTGGTGAATTTATTGCAGATATGTTTTATATCCGCTCAAACGATAAAGACGGTTTTGGATTCGTTCAGGCGCGTCAACGCGCAAGAGACAAGTGGAGAGGCGGCTTATTTAGCATCCTTGGCCGTGATTGGACGACGCCTGAAGTTCAGACTGCATTAAACGAAGCGCAAAGCGGTACTGCCACAGAAAAACTGACGGGCAAATCAAGGGCGCTGCGTAAATACCTTGAAAAAATGCACAAAGAATATGTGGAGCCATCCAATTCAAAGATAGGTTTCCGTAAAAATTACTTCCCTGTGCTTCTAGATTTGATGCAGATAGAAGCTGATCAAAATCAGTTTGTTGATCTGGTAATGAAATATAACCCAGACGCTAAAAGAGCTGACATTGAAGAAACAGTTAAGGGTTTAGCTAGATTGCAGACAGCAATTGAAGCCGATAGTAAGACTTCTAGTCTAGAGATTTTTGACCCTGTTGCTTCCGCTGAAGCAAAGCAAGAGCTTACTAAGAATATCCCGCCAGACGAGTTAGCTGCAGCAGGGTTTGTGCAAGAACCCGAAGTCGCTTTGATTAGCTACGTTGACAACCTGACAAAGCGCGTTGAGTGGAATACACATACAAAAGATGCGAGCGGTAAAAGCCTCCTATATAAAGAGCTAGAGAGCCTTTCTCCAGTAAGAAGGGAAACGGCAGATGCAGTTATAAATGCTTATTTAGGGAACGTAACTCAGCTCTCGCCTTTTTGGCAAAAAGCTAGTAGTTACGGGCAAGCACTAAACTTAGTGACGCTGTTACCGTTTGCTGTGTTTGCGTCGATACCCGATTTTGCTGGTGCCATTGTTCAGACAAAAGAATTTAACGGGTTCCAAATGGCGTTGAAAGAGATTATTAGTCAGACGCAAGACAGGCAAGCAGCTGCTCGACTCGCTGCTGATATTGGCGTGGTTATGCCAGAGGCGGCAGCTAATTCTTTTATGTCTCAATTAGACAGCGACATGCTTGATCCTAAAGTTCGTATGGCAACAGATAAATTCTTTAAGTACACAGGACTTACTGGGCTTACGACTATATCAAGAGAATTTGCTACTGGGATGAGTAAGCGGTTCTTAATCGAGCACGCGAATTATCCGACAGCTCGATCAGAGCGCTATCTTAAACAGTTAGGCGTGACTGCAGAGCAAGTAAAACAGTGGCAAGAAGGTGATTTTGTATTCGAAGGTGACGCGGGTGCGGCAGTAAGAGGAGCAATGGCACGGTTTGTTGAAAGCTCTATTCTTCGCCCTAACGCCGCAGAACGCCCAATCTGGGCAAACGATCCTCGCTTTGCGCTGCTATGGCAGTTGAAGTCATTTATCTACGCTTTTCACAAAGTGATTCTTTCTGGCATTGAACGGGAGTT